GGCCAGAGCTGTGATCAACATGGTGGAGGACATGTGATGGAGAGGCGCAAGGTGCATGCTGCATCTGACCCCACGGTCGGCGCTACCCTACCCCACGATCCGCGTAATACATCCGAGAGGAGGTGATTCCAACGATCACGTGACAAGTGGCCCACGGTCGGCGCTCCGGAAGCAGCCTCCGGCAAAAACTCCGGGATTCGTACTCGATCCAACAACCGCGAATTGCGCATGGAGGCGCGGCTGTAGGAGGGGGAGGACGAAACGGGAGCTCGGTCTCGGAGTAACATGGCAGGTCGTGGGCCACAGTCGCTTTACTTTCCGCTAAGTCTGAGGTATAGGTTCCTTTGCCAGAGGCGGAACATTGGCATGTAGCCTGTTTGCCGAGTGGCATTCTGACCATCATGTCCAACCTCTCACCCCCCATCATCCTGTTCCGTCTCTGGCACTTTGATTCTTCGGGGGTCCCTTGTGTTAGCAGACCGCCGTCCCTCAGTTCGGAATCCGCCGTCCGATAAATCGACTCCCGACCCGCAAAGACCTGTCCTCACTCCCCATGAGATCGTCGAAATCATCGACGGTCTCATTGACGTTTATGGGGACTGGTTCCAGGCTCGCGATTCGGTCTTGGAGTCCCTGGCAATCCATCTGGGACCCCAAATACACCGGAACGCCGTGAGGGATCGGCTCCTGGCATTCTTCGGCAAGTTGGGCACGGTTCGGATGACCCAGGAAAGGATTGCTGATTGTGTTGGCGCTAGTCGCGAGACGGTGACGCGGGAGTTGAAGCGATTGATTGAAAGCGGGCTGGTGATTCGGACTTGGCATTATCGCGAGGGGCGATCTCTTGAGAAGCCGGGTTCTTCGTATCGGTTGAGGAGGGAAGATGAGTCTTAAGGCATTTCTGATAGCTTCGATCTGGGTTGCGGTGATGAGTTTCTGTACGGCGCGTGTGGCTACGGCCGACATGCAGCCGGTTCCGGTGGATACTGCGCTCAAGGTGGGTTGGTGTGGCGTTGAGCATGCTCACTCCTACGATGTGTACACCAGTTGTGGATCGGGAGAGGGTAGCGGACCGCCTCCGACGAAAGTCGGGAACGTCAAGCAGAACTATTACATGCTTCCGGGGATGGCGGCCGGTGATTGGTGCGAGGTGACCATCTATGCGCGATCTCAGTATGGTGGTTACGTGTTTCGCAGCGGGCCTTCAGAGCCTTCGAACATCTTTCAGGCACTGGTCCGAGACGATTATCTCTCTGAAGAACTCTGCGAAGAGACGGTGGCAGGTACGCTTCCTGGTGATCTTGACGGAGATACTGTTGTGGGGATTCTCGATTGGACGATTATGTCGGGCTGTAGTCTTCCTGAGTCTCCTCGTCCTCTGGAGCCACCTTGTGATCTCGCTGACCTAGATGGTGATGGGGGCGTGAATGAGGATTTTCGCGCTTTTCAGGAGATCTGGATCGCCCAGAACGGGAATCCGACGCTGAAAAGTGTACTTCTGATCGGGGATTCCATCACCCATGGGACAATTGCTCCTCCTCCGTATGAGGTGGACACTCCTGGGGCATGGGCGAATCAGCTGATTGCAGACACCGAAAATCAGCTCACAATCACCAAAAAGGGGTGTGGCGCAACGCAAAGTCCGGATTGGGCTCCTGATGGGACGATGCAGAACTGCAATTTCATCGCTTTGGGCGATACGCTGTATATGGTGAACGTGATTGAGCAATTGCCGGTTGATTTGATGGTTGTTTCGCTCGGTACAGTGGACAATGGCGGGTTCGGGGGCGTGACTACGCCTATAGACTACGGCGCCAACATCCTGGCGCTGACTGAGGGCGCTCTGCAGGCTGGTGCAGATCACGTGTTGCTCATTGGACCGCCGCCTACGAGCTCGGGGCTTCCCAATCATGCCATGCATATGACGAATCTTGCGGCGTACAATAATCAGCTTTTAACGATTTGTGCGAATCACATTGCTGTTACTTGTGCGCTTGATCTGCTCACCATGTTGGATCCAGCTGTGGATCTTGGAAACGACGATGTCCATCCCACTCAGTCGGGTCAGGACAAGATGTTTCAGTATAACAAGGCGCAGATCTTTAGCGTACTTGGCCTATAGCGCATCGGCGACTTTGTACGCTAGGGTTTACTCGACGACTAGGGTGGTGACCTAAGTCGTCTTCACCTTGAGCAGCCGATTAGGTTCCTGCGTTTGCGAGTGATATGGGGGCGTTCGGATGTCCTTCCGTGAACTCAACACAACGTATGGTCCTTCTTGGGGCAGTTAGTAGCTGAGTCCGATCAGGCGAAAGCTGCCAGCTCAAGGAGGTGAAAATGCCCGATCTTCATTTTGTGACAGATGACGACAATGAGGACGACATCGCTGTTGCGGAGTCCGAAGCTGTTCCCCACGAAGGAGCGTTGGTGGAAATCAACGTTGAACCTGGGAAATCAGAGCTTTGGAAGGTTGTTCGTCGAAGGTGGCGGATTGTTCCTCATACTTCGTTTCCTGCGACGGTCACGGTATTCGTTTTCTGTCAACGAGTGAGATGACTCGCCGAGGTAATGCGGCGAGGCGGATGGCAGAGCTACTCCCATAACAAGCTCACATCCGCGCCGCCCCCTTGCGTCTTCTGGGAGAGCGCTTGGGGGCGGTGACACGTTCAACCCCGAAAGGAGAAGGTCATGCCCCGTTTGGCCCAGATTCTTGCAGTAGAGAAGGGCGTTCGCAAGGCAGCGAAGATTGCTCTTACTCAGGCCCATCGATCGACCGAGAAGCCGGAACTTGCGCTCGGATTCCACAAGACGTTCCGGTTCCTGGACGAAGACGAGACCAGTCGCGTTCCGGACGAGAAGCGACGGGCTCAGTTCGCTTATCGGCAGGTCTTTCAGGAAGTGGAGCGCGGACTGCGGCAGCTGTTCGACGTGACGGCCACCAAGGACTGGGCCAACACGGAGGCAGCGGCTGATGTAGTCGTGGACGGTACCACGATCATCATGAGTGCGCCGGTCACCTACCTGCTCTTCCTCGAGAAGCAGCTGGATGATCTTCACACTTTCGTAGCCAAGGTGACGGAGCTGCCGACCGACCAGGATTGGACTCGGGACGAGAATTCTGAGTTCTACGTGGCGAATCCTCCGGAAACGGTGAAGACGAAGAAGGTGAAGACCTTCGAGGTGATCGTTCCGCCCACCGAGCATCACCCGGCTCAGGTGGGTGAACACACCAAGGACGAAGTCGTCGGTCACTGGCAGACAATCCTGTACAGCGGTGCGATTTCTCGTACCGAGAAGGCCGACATCCTCGAACGAATCGTCAAGCTTCGCGATGCGGTGAAGTATGCTCGCGAAGAGGCCAACAGCACGGAAATCACGAACCAGGAGGTTGGAGAAGCGCTTCTAGGATATGTGTTCGGCAATAGCTGAGCGCAAATAGGTTTGGAAACAAGCTGAAACTCAAAATCAAGTTGAATTAGGTTGTGTTCAGCGAGGGAATCGCTGGTGAAAGTCCAGCAGCAGACTATTAATCTGTTTGGAAAAGAATTGAACTCTTTTATCCGATAGTTTCCCTCTAATGCTGAGTGTGGGTTCGAATCCCACCCCCGTCTCCGCATAATGACGCACATATGGCGGGGTGGCGGAATTGGCAGACGCGCATGGCCGTAACAATCTCAGCCTATTTCCAAAGCCTAAAGCAAGCATCGACAAATGACTTCTCGAATTTCGTAGATCGGATAAAGGCGAGTTGGGGGTTCGAATCCCCCCAGGGACTCCACAACACCATATGTCCCTGTGGTCAAATGGCAAGACGCGCCTTCCAGGAAAATGAATCTACGATAACGGTCGTGGTCAGGCGTTGGTGCCCTGCGTAGCAGGGAATAGGGTGGGGGCTGCCCACTTGGATAAAAGAGTTGCCCCCGCCCGCTCCCTTCTCTTTCTCGCGTTAGCGGATCCCCCGCTTTGCGCGCTATACTAAGTACGTGGCTAAAGGTCCAGGTTGGGGGATGACCCGATCTTCTCCGCCTTTCGCTGCCTAACGGATGATGGCCCCTCAGTCTTCGGATTGGGGGGCCATCTATTTGGAGGACCCGTGGACTGGAATACACTTTGGCGTTGCGCCATCAAAGCAACAGAAGCTTTGCAAAGAATTGCCAACAATTTGGAGGAAATCAACAGGAAGCTCCCCGAGATTCTTGAAAACGAACCGGATGAAAGAGTACAGGCCCCCGGGTTGGAGTCTTTATGAGTGATCCTGTAGCGGAACTCATCAAGAAAAAGAAGTGGGTCCTGTCAAAGAACTCGATGAAGATCGGGTTCAGCGGGACCCACCTTGGCATCACCAGCTACCAGATCGACGGTCTTCATCAAATTCTCAGTCAGTACGGCTTCGTAGAGTTCCACCACGGAGATTGTATCGGTGGGGACGCCCAAGCACACCGGATCGCCCGGCTTCTTCATTGCCGGGTTATTCTACACCCACCCACAAAATCGGGTAGTCGTGCATTCTGTGATTTTGATGAAGCACGTCTTACACGTCCCTATTTGGCTCGAAATAAGGATATTGTACGTGAAACTGACTTTTTGGTCATTGCCCCACATGGAAATCGGGAAATTTTGCGTTCTGGGACTTGGCAAACGGCTAGATTCGCAAAAAAGTCGGGAAAACACGTTATTCAGCTATATACTGAAGGAGGATGCGTAGTTTTCGCTTAAAATCGCGCTATAATGCGTCTGATGGGCAATTTTAGGGGAAAATTGTGCTGAAAGCGGAAGATATCGTTGAAAACTACGTTCGACTCCGCACAAGACTGATGAATCCGTCTTCAACCCACCCAAAGCCGTTTCGAGCGGAAAAATTCGCTGAAAAGTGTCATTGTAGGTCAAATCAGTGGTATTTGGACGATGGAGTCCGAAAATGTTCCTCTTGTCATGAGATTTGGCCTGTAGATGAGGTTTTGGTCCCTCGAAATGCGATTCAGATGACCAAATCAGACCCCGAAAATCAACACGAAAGTCTAGCAAATTTGTCCGATATGTCGACAAAATTGCTTCTCGCTAGAAAGAAAAACCCCTGGGCTTTCGCGATTTTCTGGGGAAAAACAGCGGATGGGTGGGGCAGTTTCAAGAAAATCACCAACCGCTGTAAAGTTCGGTATTCAAAGGCCCCGTTCCCCTGGAACAAAGACAAGGTTCGCCGTCTTTATGACCAGGGACGCCGGAACATAGAAGAAGCCTTTCGAACGTCTTAACAAAACCCTTTACTTGCGCGCCGTTTTACGCTAAATCCTTCTACCGTAGGCGTTCTGCCTTCGTGTCGCGTGCAAGACGTGTGCCTTGGTCCAGGGCCCCCACCGTGTCAAGCGGTGGGGGTCTTCTTTTTGGAGAATTTCTGTGCTTGATGAACAAAAAGAAGTCAAAGATCCGCTGCGAGTGCGTGAAAACGCAAATGGGGTGGTGTCTTCTTATTCGGAAGAGCGTGGAATGTATGTTGCCTTGATGTATGCAACGGATCCTCGCTCTTTGACTCGTCTTTGTGCAGAAGACCGTGATGGGGATAACAAATTCCCCAAAACTAGAACCACAATTCAAGCTTGGGCCAAGAAATACCCTGAGTTCAAGAAAATGTGGGAGCGAGCGAAGGAAGAGCGTGCCCACATGCTCATGGATGACGCACACGATATTGCGGATGATGTGGATCCGGACCACCAATTTGGTAGTGCGCGCGTGAGCAAGGCGAAGCTTCAGGTACAAGTTCGTCAGACAAGCGCAAAGTTTTTGAATCCCGGAGCGTATGGACCTTCGCTTCGGGCTGAAGTAAACGGGAAAATCGGCATTTCGATGAAGGATCTTGTCGAAGTTGTCGATGTGGAGGTTGGATAATGACTTCTCGTCAAGATTGGCAGAGATTGCAAACATTCATCGTAGAATTGCCTTCTTCGGGCGATCTGTCGGCGGATGTTGGTAAAGCAGTGATCATTGACACCAATGGACAGGTGGCTTTGGCTGCTGGCGCTGAACATCTTGGGGTTCTCGTTAGTGGAACCACTGTACAAGGTGATCTGGTGGCAGTTGCTTTGCTTGGTCTCATTAATGTGGTTTCTGGGGCAGCGGTTGCGGCTGGTGATTCCATCATCCCTGACGGCACGGGTCGATTTATCCAGGTAGGCCCCGGATCAATTCCTACCGGCTTTGCTCTTGAAGCAGCCGCCGGAGCTGGCGAGACGATTCGTGCAATTTCTGCTAGATATCTCAGCCAGTAATGGACCAAGAAATTGATATCAATGAAGCAGTACGCATTGTTCACCAGTGTAGGAAGAAGCCGGCTTGGTGGGTAGAGCAGGCACTCGGCAAGAAGCTTTGGGCCGAACAGTACGACATCGTTCAGAAACTGTTGCATCATCGTCGGATTGCGGTACGGTCTTGTCATGCGGCTGGAAAATCGTTTTTGGCGGCTTGCACTGTGTTGTGGTGGATTTCTGCGTACAAGGGTGCAATTGCCATTACGACTGCCCCGACATTTCGTCAGGTGAAGAAGGTCATCTGGCAAGAGATCAGAAGGTGCTACAACGGTGCACGTTTCCCAATCGGAGGAGAATGTCTCGCAACAGAACTCAGAATGGGCGACAGTTGGTACGCCATGGGGCTCTCCACCGACGATCCGGACGCCTTCCAAGGAATCCATTCCTACTCTGGACGCGTGCTCGTGGTACTCGATGAGGCCTCTGGTATTCCCCGAGAACTCTACCCTGCCATTGAGGGCATCGCAACAGGAGATCATTGCCGAATCCTCAGTATTGGTAATCCAACTGATCCCGCCTCTTCCTTTGCTGATGAATGCCGATCCAAGGACGTTACTCGAGTTCGAATTTCGGCGTTCGATACTCCCAACTTCACAGATTTTGGGATCACACTGAAGGATATCAAAGAAAACACCTGGGAAGAGAAGATTGATGGTCAAGAGCTCCCTGCTCCTCATTTGATCACTCCTCGTTGGGTTTTCGAGATGTTCAATCGTTGGGGTGAACAATCCCCGATGTTTCAGAGTCGTGTGCTTGCCGAGTTCCCGGAACAAGGTACGGACACACTAATTCCCTTGAGCTGGATTGAGCGCGCTCAGAACAATGATGTAGCTCCCACAGGAGATCCGAACGTCATCGCAGTGGACGTAGCTCGGTATGGTGGTGATGAAACCACTATCTATCACCGAAGGGGAGCCAAGCTGAGGCTCCACCATGCGGCAAGAGGGACGAGCACTACTGAAACGACTGGTCAATCTATACGCGCTCTTCGTCAACTCGAAGCTTCTGAGATTCTGGTTGATGGTGCTGGCCTTGGTGCTGGCGTTGTTGATCAACTTCGCGATCAGAATAAACCAGTCCGGGAATTGAATGGGGCAAATCGCGCTAATGACAATGAGAGATTTCTGAATGCGCGGGCTGAGTGGTTCTGGCAGCTGCGTGAAGCATTTGACCCGAGCCTGCCCGGTGAGGTGGACCTAGATGATACTGATGATGTTCTAGCGTCTCAGCTGAGCACGATCAAGTACACAGTCACCAGAAAAGGTCAGATTCAGATCGAATCAAAGGAAGATATGCGACGGCGCGGCCTACCTAGTCCTGACCGTGCGGATGCAGCATCCATGGCTTGGGTTTCCGACGCGGCTCCGGATTTCCCGACCGATTTCCAGCTGGATGGTTTTGGCTACAAGCCTTCGGAGTATTCAATCTGATGAATCCTCATCTACGAGAAGTAGCTACAATCGTTAGTGGAACAGTCCCTGCCTGTGAGGATATTCACCACTATCTTGATGATCCGCGTCCCATGGGTGATTTGGCGGGATCGATGGGACTTGATCATCTACTTTGGATGATCAATTGTTTTATCACAGATATTCACCAGAAAACGCGAATTTTGGGCGCACTTCGGGGTGTGGACGAAGCTTTTCGTGATATTGAAAAATTCAGTTACGAAAAGGACGGTGTTGGATGCCGATTTTCCCCTGAATTGATCAATCACGTTAAACATCGAGTTCTGCGGGGATTTTTCCCCCATATTGACGAAATTATCGCCGAAGCCGCCCACGGAAACCCCGCTAGGGCAAAATCGATCCTTATGGACAAGATTCCGAGGGAAGCATGGCGAGAGAAATCACAATTCTGAGTATCGGCGAATCTGGTCGCGCTTCGGTGCTCATGTTCTTTGAGCTCCACAAGATCTACAAGACCCCGGACGGTTTGCCGATTCGACACCAGACTATCAGTGATTTAGATCCAAAGATTGATGAACTTGCTCTTTTGACTTCAAATCAGATAGATTTGATTGAGCTTGGTCATGCAATTGTTGAAATTCAGCCAATTACTCTTGATGAAGATGAGTTGAATCACATTGAATTGGCTTATGAAAAGATTCGATCCGTGTATTGGAGAAGATCTTCTAGAATTCCTGAAGAAATGAGAAAACGCTATCAGTTGGTTGGTCATCGTATTTCCAGGGAGGCCGACTAATGGCTCTTGCGTGGCGTGGGGTTCAGACACTTGCAGCTCTGATTCCGGGTGGTTTCTCGACTGGTATTGAGATCCCTCCGAAGAATATCCTCCAACTGGTCATGGATCGCACTGATGGCGGGGGTACGAGCGACTGGGGATTTCGGGTTTTTGGCAGTATTGACAATGTGAATTTTACGGATGTTGCTATTCGTGCTCGTGAGGTCACAAATGGAAACAATCGTGTCACAATGTCGATTCAGCCAGATTGGCACTATATTCGGCTCGAAGTTTTCATTGTTAATGGTGCTGATTCACTGTCAGTGACTCCGACCTATGAGCTGGATGGCGGTATTGAGGATGCTCCGTGACCCTCTTCTCTGAATCACTTGTCAAACCCCCTTACACTTCGTTTCCACCCAGGAGTGGTTGGGAATGGGTTCTGGATGGACTCAAATTTTGGGCTCCGTTTGACGATGATTTTGAAGGAGGACTCGACACTCCCGGTTCGAGCGGTGCTCGTGCGTTAGATGTGATTGGTGGCGAAAGAGCTACGGTTGGTGCCGGTCAGATGGCGTTGGAGCCCGGGTATTTCCAGTCAGAAATTGGCCCAGTATGGACCCAGTTTAACACAGTGAGTGGTGTTGCGTTGCCCGGTCAGACTTCTTGGGCAAACACCCTTGAAAATTTTGATTTCTCAAGTACACAGGAATTCACAGTCGCTTGGGTTTTCAAGGATCTCAAGGGTGCAGGAACCACGGCAACCCGTTTCTGGCACAACATAGGAATTTTGGATTTCAACCGAGGAGCTCCGACTTTCGGTCCAACCATTTTCCTCCGGTATGGATTTTCTTCTGTATTCTGGGACTTTCTTCCAGATTTTGGGCTGGCCCACGAAGCATTTGTTGTCACTTGGAAGAACGGCGTTGCTGAGTTGTTTTGCCGAGGTCGTTCTTTTGGCACAAAAGCTTTTGGCATCACATGGAACAACACCACTGGTAGCTTCTTTCTCGGCAATGGTGTCAAAGCGAATGTGTCCTTCAACGGACATTTTGGCTGCATGTTGACAGGAAATCGTGCGTGGGCGCCTGAAGAGGCGATGGCATGGTCGGAGCAGCCGTTTGAGTGGATTACTCCTCGTCGTGATCTTGCCATCTTGGGAGAACCCATTCTCACAGGTTGTCCCACAGGTGATTTGACGGTTGGGCTCGCCACCTCAGGCAGAGTTGTGACCGGCTTGGCAACAAGTGGCGAACTCCAAACAGGTTTGGCGACAAGTGGACGTATCAACGTCTGTAAGGATACATGATGTCCGCAACTTGCCATAAACTTCGACTAGATTCAAACAACGTTATTCGTTACGAAGATTTCACTGATGCTACTGCAGGTACAGTGATTACTGGTGCAACGGTGACGTTGACAATCAGAAATGAAGCAGATGACGCAGATCTTCTAGCTGCGACTGCGATGGCTGATCAAGGTGGAGGCCTCTACCTTGTTTCAATTGTACCAACAGGACCCACATTCACTAATAAGCAGCGAGTAATTCTCGTTGTAGATGCGAATGGTGGCGCAGGCCTTGTTGTCAAGGAAAAGGAACCTGCCATGATTGTTGAGAGGTAGACAAAGTGGCGGTCCGCAAAAAGAAGAAGAAGACCACTCGCAAGAAGACTTCGGTCACTAGAAGGGCAAATACCCCGACCACTCAGCCCCTAGCAGAAATCGGCAATACAGGTCTTCAACAGTTCAGTGGTGAACTGGACGAAGAATTTCTTCCTCAGCTCAAGGGAAATCTTGCCAAGAAGGCTTGGCGAGAAATGCGAGAGAACGATCCTGTTGTTGGGTCGATGCTTTTCGCCATTGAGATGCTCATTCGTCAAGTAGATTGGACCATTGAGCGCGCGAGTGATACCACCGCTGATCGAGAAGCGGCAGAATTTGTGACAAGCTGTATGGGCGATATGGAAGACACCTGGGAAGATGTGGTTTCCTCTATTTTGTCTTTCCTGCCTTTCGGCTTTTCAGTTCATGAAGAGGTCTACAAGCGCCGATCTGGGGCCAGCATTGATCCGAGCCAGGACTCGCGGTTTGACGATGGGCGTATCGGTTGGCGCAAGCTTCCAACAAGGTCTCAGGAAACAATCACGAAGTGGATCTTTGGGGATAATGGCGAAATTCTGGGATTGGTTCAGCAGACGCTACCCACATTTCAGGAAGTCACGATCCCCTGTAATCGATTTCTGCTGTTTCGAACCACAGTTCAGAAAGGAAATCCTGAAGGTCGCTCAATTCTGAGGAGCGCCTATCGGCCTTGGTTTTTCAAGAAGCGGATTGAGGAAGTTGAGGCAATTGGTGTTGAGCGAGATCTAGCGGGTCTCCCGATCGCCTTGGTTCCGCCCGACCTCTTGAAGAGATCTGCAAGTGCTGATGAGAAAGCGCTGCTTGAAGAAATCAAGCGGATTGTCACCAACGTCAAGAGAAATGAGCGTGAAGGCGTTGTATTTCCGGCAGTCTACGACGACAACAGCAATCTCCAGTACGAGCTGAAACTCCTCAGCACCGGAGGTCGGCGACAATTTGACACCACCAAGGTAATTCAGCGATACGATTCACGGATTGCGATGACTACACTTTCGGATTTCATCCTTCTTGGTCATGAAAAGGTGGGATCCTTCGCTCTCAGTTCAAACAAGACTGATTTGTTCTCTAGTGCAATTGGTTCTTGGATGGATATGATTGCTGGCGTATTCAATAGACATGCAATTCCTCGTTTGTTTTCTCTGAACAATTTCAACATCACCGAGCTGCCTCAACTTATTCATGGTGATATTGAAACTGCTGATCTTGGAGAACTCGGGACCTATGTTCAGGCCCTGGCGAATTCCGGTGCTCAACTGTTCCCGGATGAGCGGGTACAGAAGTGGCTTCATCGTCAGGCAGGAATTCCTGCTCCTGCTGAGAAGCCTGAAGGTTCAGACCCCCTGGATCGGGAAACGGACGACACCCCGGAAGAAACAATGGAGCCTGATCCTGAACTGTCGGAGCCTGATGATGAGTAAGGAACGATTTGAGCACAAGTTCGAAATAGCGAAGCAGGATGATGATAATCATCTTGTATTTGGTTGGGCTTCGATTGTTGAGAAAGGCGGAAATCCAGTTGAGGATTCTCAAGGTTCTGTGATCTTGCCTGAGGATCTTGAAGAGTCAGCCTACGGTTTTGTGCTTATGTCTCGTCAAGCGGGGGATATGCATGACATCATCGGTGTTGGCAGTCTTGTTGAATCGGTAGTATTCACGATCGAGAAACAGGAAATGATGGGTATTCAACTCGGATTTGTTGGATGGTGGGTTGGATTTCATGTTGAAGATGAGGGGGTTTGGAAACGAATCAAGAAAGGGGAATTGACAATGTTCTCCATCGGAGGAATCGGGGTTCGTACCCCATTGGAGTAGATCATGCCTGCTGCCAAAAGGCACAGACTACGAGAAATGCGCATCGATGAGGTCTCTCTTGTTGATCGAGGTGCCAATCCGGGAGCGCATATTTCCTTTTGGAAGAAGGAAGGAAAGATGAGTTCACTTGGAAGTCGAATCATGAAGGCGATTCGAAGTCTTGGTCCCAGCCCCAGTTCCGCTGAAGTGGAAGAGGTGGTTCGGAAACAGGACGGAATGCCTCGTGATTTTATGGAAGTTCTTGAAGATCGGATGGCATTTGGGGTAGCTGAGGCAATGGATAACCGCCTTTTCGCTCTGAGCAGTGCGATCTTTGAGATCATGGTTTCTGACGCAGTCAACAAGCAGGAGCTGGTCGTAGAGTCGCTGGATCAGTTCAATGAGAAGGCGAAAGAAGATCTGCCAGAAATGCTGGCTGGTCGGATTGTCAAACAGTTCGAAGATTCGGAAGGACTGGTCTTCGAGAAGGTCCAGGAGTATCTGGAAAGCGAACTTCCTGAATTCTCGGGAAGTGAGGGAGACAAAATGAAGAAGAAGGAGCTGGATGTCAGTGGACTTTCTCAGGAAGTCCAGGAGTACATCGAGGAGCTCACCAAGCGAGCTGATGCTAGCGACGAGCTTCAGACGAAGTATGATGAGCTTGAGAAGCAGGGAGAAGCACTTCGCAAGGAAAGCGAGCGACTTTCGAAGGTCGTTGAAGCTCTGACCAAGGGTGAGGCTCCTCCGCAGGAGACGGACACGGAAATTCAGAAGGTTCTGGATGCTGTGGATCCCAAGGTTCGGGAGACGATTGCTCCGCTTCTCAAGAAGAGCGAAGAGCAGGGCGCTGAGATCGTCAAGCTCCAGAAGGCTGCTCGTCGGACCGAGATTCAGAAGCGGGTTACTCCGTTTGCTGCAATTCCGGGTTCTGAAGAGGAGATCACGGATCTCTTCGTCAAGCTGGACGAAGCTGATCTGCTTGATGAGGTGACCGCGATTCTCGAGCCGATGGACAAGGCTGCTCAGCGTGGTCTTGCTGCAGAGCTTGGTTCGGATGCGGCGTTCGATGGTGCTGGCGTGATGGAGAAGGTTGGTCAGCTGGCGACGGAGCTGCGCAAGATCGACTCTTCGCTGACTGAGGAAGGTGCCATTGCGAAGGTCTTTGAGCAGCACCCGGACCTGTATGAACAGTACAACGCGGAGACTTCCTAGACCCAATAGGGTACGGATAAACTCCCAACAGGAGACGAGAAATGGCGATTGAAATTCCTGGGTTTCTGTGGTCTCTGCCGGCCGCGTCGGATCTCTCGGCACTTCAGTTCCGAGCTCTGATTGCAGATGGTAGTGGCGAAGCAGAACAGAACACGAGCGCTGGTGGTGACATTATCGGTGTGCTTCAGGATGATCCGGTCGCGGGTCAGCCTGCGGCGATCATGAGCACCGGAGTCACCAAGATGGAAGCCGGTGCTGCGGTGACACAGGGCGGCGTTGTTATGTCTGACAATGTCGGCCGGGCTGTGGATGCCACGGCTACCAACAAGGGCATCGGAATTGCACTGGACGCTGCTGCGGGAGCCGGTGAAATCATTTCCGTTCTGCTCAAGGACCTCGGCACCCAGTAGGGCGCCGAATCGTAAAGGAGAACGAACATGAAGCCGAATGTGATTCGGAAGTCGCAGCCGACTTCGAGTGCTGTTCATGTCAATCGACCTCTGACCAACATCTCGGTGGCCTTTATTCAGGACCAGACGGAATTCAAGGCGGGGATGATTTTCCCGCCTGTTCCGGTCATGAAAAAGTCCGATACGTACACGACGTATGATCGGGCGGATTGGCTGCGAAATGAAACCAAGAAGCGGGCTCCGGGAACGGAGTCGGCGGGTTCCGGCTTCCGGCTCGGTTCCGATTCGTACCTGTGTGAGACGCGTGCTCTGCACAAGGACGTTGACGACGAGACGCGGGCCAATGCCGATTCGCAGATCAACGTTGATCGGGATGCGACTGAGTATGTTACTCAGAACGTCCTGATGGACCGCGAGATCGAATGGGTGAATACCTTCTTCGTGACTGGTGTTTGGACCACGGAAGGTGCTCCTTCGGTGCTGTGGGATGTTCCCGCCACTTCTACAGATCGTGACTGGGAAAC